TAATCATAATAAGTTGGATCGGGTCCGGGGGCGTCAGGATCTGCTCCTGTTACTGGGGCAGTGACATTGGGATCAATAATACCGCCAGGGTAAGGGGCTCCTATGCCGGGTTCAGTTAAATCATTTACAGGGGCAAAATCTGTTCTTGGGTCCCCGCCTACGCCTGCACCCGCCGTCGATAAAACATCAAATACAGGGGCTGTCCAAGTATCAGTCGATGGATCTTCATCCATAAAAGGAGAAACTGGAGCTTCTACAAAAGATTCTACAGGATCAATAATTCCCCCGGTTGGGTCGTATGCTGTGTATCCCGGCTCACCCCAATTATCCACGGGACCATAACTCGATGGCAACGGTCGAGGCCCTTGTGTAGTTGCTGTGGCTGTGTTCACAGCAGTTTGAACTGGGTCAGGTTGTGCTACTGGAGTACCGTCCGGATTTCTTAAACCTCCTTCTATCTGTTTTTGCCAAATAGAGTCAAGTAGGTCAATAGTGCCATCTTTGTTAATATCATAGTCTTCTCTGTAAACATCCGCTTGGTCCCCTCCTAGATACGCCATTATCTCTTGGGCTAAGTTTCCTCCCGTGGCTTGGTTCACGGCGTCTTGTACTGGATCGGCTTGCGGAGGGGGTTGAGTTAAATCAAAATTCGGAGGGGGTTTTGGTTGCCCAGTTGTTAAATCAATCGCCGGGGGCATCACCTGTGCTTGAGCAAATCCCGGCCTTCCCTCTGGCATCGGGGGTTGATACATCGGATTGCCGGTTATGGGGTCTGTAAAATAACGACCACCGGGTGTGACACCGGGTGGTAAATCAGGCGTTTGTCCACCACCAACTGCTGCGTCCACTGCGTCTTGTATAGGACCTATAGGTGGAAGATTAGGCCGTTCACTATAAGGTTCACCTCTGCCTACAGGCCCACCTCTTTGATAACCAAATAAATTCATCAGTCCTTACTCCCTGATTTCTTTTCTTGATTAATGCGTTGTCTTTCCACGTTGACCTTCAATGCTGCTATATCTTCCTGTGCCCTTAAACTCTCTTCTTCCGATTCATCCTTTTGTCTAAGCTTGGCCTTATCTAATTGAATCTTCTTCGTATCCGCTTTATCTTTTTGTTTTAATTTGGCTTTATCCAAAGAACTCTTCTTCGTATCCTCTTTATCTTTTTGTCTAAGCTTGACACTATCCAATTGGATTTTCTTCTCGGCAATTAGTTTATCATCTTCATTCTCTTTTGCACGAATTTCCAATTCCTGTTGCTTCAATGCGACCACACCATCATCCGGTGGGGTTATTATTTCTTCCAGTCGCGGCATGATTTGTTCAAGGATCTTGGCTTCCAATTGTGCTTTCAACATCTCTTTCTGCGGATTAGGCGGTGGCGGCGGTGCCATGCCACCTTCTTGCATCTGCGGTATTTGTTGCGGAGGCATTTGTTGCGGAGGTATTTGCTGAGGCTGTTGCGGCATTTGCTGAGGCTGTTCCGGCATTTGTTGGTCGGCCAAGTTCTGTGCTTCCAGGGATACGTGTTGGAAAACGTGCGCCACCAACATGGATAATGCCATGGGATTGGACATCGGTATGCCAGTTTCCAGGAACGATAAATGCACCTCAATGTGTACCATGTGGGCTTGCTCAGGGAAAGCCTCCAAAGGCGCACCCATCAAGGCCATCCCGTTCTCTTTCGCGGGATCTATAGGAACGGGAGGAGGTGGATCGGGAGCAAATAAGGCCTCTATATTTTCAGAACCGAGGGCTTGATACATCCTCCGGTAAGATTCCTTAAGGTTGTGTATTTCCGGATTGCTTTGTACCAATTGAAGTTCCTGTTGCGCCAAGGTAATACGTTGACTCATGGAAAAGAAATTGGGATCACTGACGGGTATCACATCTATGCGATCGTCAAAGTCCGTTTGTTTTATGGCTTGATCCCCGCCCACCACTTGATATGGATAAACGGGGGGTAGGTATTCAGAGAATAATCTAGCCAGTATTCTAAATTCTGTTTTTTGGGCGTAGTGCAATCTTTTATGCACTGCCGACATGACCCGTGTGCCTTGTTCCAATAGCGCCATGGTCGTGCCTACGGGCATTTCCTGATTGCCTTCCCCTATCTGGAGATTGGCAATGGAAGCAAAGCGTTGTCCCGCTTCCACGCAGAAGCCGAGTAGTTGCATGAGCGTGGCCGAAGGTTCTTTATACGGCAACGGTATTAGGGAATCCCTAAGCGCTCCGCCCGGTGCATCGACATCACGGAACTCGCCCGGTTCCAACGGTGTTTCGTCGTCCCTGATTCGCAATCCCCTGGCCTTGAACCCAGCGGGGAGGTTCGCTAGGGTTCCGGCATCTATTAATTGTCTGAGGGCGCCGGTTGCTGTTCTGGATAAGCCACCGATCATGTGTATTAGCCCAAAGCCATAAAAGCCAAGGCCAGGGAGAAATTTGTAGTGCACAAAATATTGTATTTTTTTCTTTAACGGATCATCCTGTAGATAGTTCCTGCGAATCGCCAAGACCTTATTGGAGGTTCTGTCGACGGTAATGATAAAGGGGAGATGGAAGCCATCAGGATCTTCAAATCCCGGTATGTCCGTAGAGACATGGAATTCCAGTAATTCATAAAGCATTTCATTGATGCCAGCTCGAATGCCTTCGAGTTCGTCTTCCTTGTCCTTGGGATCATTGGCAATATTAGTTTCCGAAGGCTCCAAGGAAATATCCCGATAGAAGCCGGCGACTTGTTGGGCACGGACTTCGTTATGCGTCATCTTTACTATATGCGTGACGCGTTCACAGGTTTCCAGATTGCTGGCAGTATAGGGCACCACCAAATCTTCCACCGGCACGAAGGTACTGACCGCACGTTGTTTGCTGGTATCGTAGTAAACTTTCTTGAAAGCAGTACCCGCCAACGGCAAATAGAACAACAATTGGTCCATTTCAGGGGTATATTCGTCCATTACCGTGGTTATTTGGTAATTCATAAATTCCTCGACCCGACGTGCCTGCTCCTCAATATCCGGGGTTTCGTTACCCAATACCCGTGTTTTTACCGGTCCTTTCGAGGGTAATAGCTCTTTAAAGGCCTGTGCTTGGAATTGCGTCACCGATTCCGCCAATAACGGATGCGTAACGCCGGAGGCACCGGGAAAAGGACGATCCCTTTCCTCATACCTGAAACCAAGTAAATTCAAGCCCTTGACATAGGCATCTTCCCACTCTGAACGGGTGCCTTTATCATCTTCAAATTCACCCACAAGATTATTGGCAATGAGTCCTAGTTCTCCCTCCTCCAGAAAATCAGCTAAGTTAGCATCAAACGGGACCTCGCTCATGGGGTCTTCATCGGGAAAATAATTGATTTCAGCACCACCGCCATCGGATAACTCCACGGCGATATCATTCATTCCGTCCGGGGACAAAGGTGCTTCTATCTGGACTTCGATACCGTCTTCAACTTCCAGATCAATGAGATCTGACAATCTTTCTATATTAGTGGGTACTTTATTCTCTGCCATTATTTATATCTTGGTATTGGGGAGATTATGTCCATGAGTGTGTTAGCTATATTCTCTCCAACTTCAGTTCCTCTTGATTTAGTCTGTGTTGTTTCTTCCATTTCTTCAACGGCTTCTTCTGGGAACATAGGCTCGAAAAACTCTGGATTTTCAGATTGCTGTTTAGCTCCAAACCACATTCCCGCTGCCCCTGCTCCTATTATAGGAATCTGAGATTTAAGAAGTCCAACTATCTTTTCTTTCTGATATTCTTGTCTCATTAAATTTTGAGCAAAATCTAAATCATCAACTAAACTAGCCTGCGTTTTAAGTAGTTTTGATTGTTTCTCCAACAGCTTCAATGTCTCTTCAATCTCCTTGAAAGCCTGTTTTGCTGCTGGTCCACGGGTAATTCCCCCGGCTTGAATAGCATCAATTATATCTTGACCTTTTTTAAGTGCTAATTGTTGTTGTTTCATTACCTGTAGAGTAGAAGCATTAATGCCGGCAGATAGGGTTAGTGGCACCTGTTTTAAGAAATCAAGTCCTTCGTCCGTTCTGGTTGTACGCATAGCATTAGGAATATATCTTTGCGATACAATATCTTTTACCTCCTTTCCAGCCTTACCTAAAAGACTTAAGATTCCAGCAGTGGGCATAGCAAGCTCTTAAAATACGCCTGTGAACTTAGTGCCTCGTTTTGCATCTCCGCCGCCACGACTCTTGCCTTTTCCGGCTCCGGGCTGAGGGCCCTTGGAAGTGGCTTGAGTTTTCTGTTTTGCGTAAGGAACAAAGCCTTGGTCCTTTATCTTTTCACCTTTATCTGCCATTGTTTACTCCTAGTAATACTCTTTTAGCCTGCGCGGATATCCATCCTGCATGTCGTCATCCGATTCTAAACCAATAAATCCGCCCTGTCGATAACGCATTAGCGCCTGCGTAGTGGAATCCACCAAGTCATCGTAGTCGCCAAATGGAAACGCCGCACATTCCTCTACTAATTCCTCCGCCCAGCGTGTTTCCGGTACGTAGACCATGCCCGATTCCAGTAACGGCGCCACCGCATTTACCCGTGCAATCTTGTCGTGGCCTCTGCCCGGTGAATAATTGACCACCGGGATCCCCGCTTGGCGTAATTCGTCGGTCAATGGGAGCCCTGATGCTTTGGCTTCGACAATAACCGTATCCGGATCCCAATAAGTGTATTGTTCGTAGGCGACCCGTTTTAGCTCCGGGAAGTCCCAGCGTCCTTTTTTGACGTCGAGGAGTAAAAGCGCGGGTCGTGTAGAGTTCTCGTCCGGATAAAATACGCACCACGTCGTGATCGCTGAGTAGTCAGAAGTTTCTTTTTTTGTATAAGCCGTGTCGTACGATTGGATGACATATTGCATTTGTGGCACCTCGTCGTGGTCCCACTTTTGCCACCATTCCCGTTTTAGTATAGCACCTTCCTCCGAAGTCGGGGCCTGCATCCACTGCGCTTCCCATTTGTTCACCGGCAACGACGCCTTCACCCCTTCCAGTTCCGATAGTGTCCAATACTCCGGCCACAGCGCCTTCCCGGTTTCGGGGAAAATAGCCGGAAATTCCACCACTTCCCACTGATCGGCGTGGGCCTCCCCCTGTTTGCCGAGGAGCCTGCCGGTCAAGTCCTTGGTGCTCCAGCGTGTCATCACCACGACAATGGAGCCACCGGGCTGGAGTATTGGACGCTATCGGAACTGGAAGGGGTGA